AGATTATATTACAGCCTCTTGTACGCAGACCTATACACAACTCAAACCCTATAAAGGATAAACTATAAAGACTAAAAAAGATGGCTAAAACATACGTAGTTAAATTAGAGATAGACGGGGTTAGTGATTCTGTGAGCAGTATAAATGACTTAGAAACTGCTGTAGCAAATTTAGAGTCTAGGATAAAAAGTGCTGACTTAGGCTCTGATTTATTTAAGGGATTAATCACAGAGCTAAAAGCAGCAAAAATAGAGCTTGAATCTTTTGATGAGGAGATACAATCTCTTGATCCAAAAGGACAAGCTGATAAGTTTATACAGATGGGCTCTGGGATAGCTGGAGGTTTTGCCATAGCTACTGGAGCAGCAGCGTTATTAGGGATTGAAAGTGAAGAGCTAGAGAGAACACAAGTAAAAGTTCAAGGAGCTATAGCTATAGCTGTAGGGGTTAGGTCACTAGCAGAAAGTAAACTTTCACAAACTATAGCACAATCAGCTATAGCAGAGAGAGCCAGAGCAGCAGCTACAGCAATAAGTACTTTTGTGACTGGAGCAGCTACTACTGGTTTAAAGCTATTCAGATTGGCTTTAGTGAGTACTGGAGTAGGAGCTATAGTGGTGGCTTTAGGGTTTTTGGCTGCGAACTTTGATAAGGTAAAGTCAGCAGTTTTTAAACTAGCTGAGTACATAGTAAATTTTGTAATAGGTTACTTTAATTTATACATAAAGGCCATTAATTTAGTCATAGAAGTACTTAACAATATACCTGGAGTAAGTATAGGAACTATATCATCTTTAGAGGGTGTAAGTTTTGCTACTGAGGAGGCAACAAAAGCCACGGTTGATTATGCAGAGGCTTTAGGTGCATTAAAAGATGCACAAGACGAAGCCACTAGAGCCTCAGAAGCTGCTGTAGCTCAACTAGAAAGAGAGCTAAGATTAAAAACAGCGCAAGGAGCAAAAGAATCCGAGTTATTAAAACTAAGAAGGGAAATAATTGTAGCTAAAAAACAAGAGACAGAGGCTGATTTGAGAGCTACTGGAACTCAGATGCTACTGTTAGGTGAGGCTATAAACGCAAAAAAGGCTCAGATAGCTTCTTTAATGAGCGAAGGAGGAAAGACAGAAGACGCAGTAAGAGGAGAGCTGGGATTACCTACTGATGATGAAATGAATAAGGCATTTCAAGATGTAACTCAGAAAAAAGCAGATGCGGCAAATGATTTAGCTGTATTTGATGCTCAAGTGGCTACTGACATAAGAGAGAAAAATGCTGAAAATTCAGCAAAAAAAGAAGCAATTGACGATGCAGCAGAAGCTCAGAAATTAGTAGATGATGCAACAGCTCTGGATACAGCCTTGACAACACAAGAGGCAGAATGGCAGCAGTACCAGGATTTAACTAATGAACTAGCTTTAATGGCTTTAGAGTCAGATTATGAAAGAGCGCAAGAGCAATTAATACAGCAAGAAATAGCAGACCTAAACGCTATTAATGGAGCAGAAAACTTCTTTGAGCAAAAGCTACTTATAGAGCAGAAATATACAAAGCTGAGTAATGATTTATTAAAGGATAAATTAAAGAAAGAGAAAGAGATAGAGGATGAGGCCAAAGCATACAAAGAAAAGGAGCTAAAGGATGGAATAGATAATCTTCAAAATATACTATCTGTAGGAGGTGAGAATATGCAGAAAGTAGGTAAGGCTTTAGCTATAGCAGATGTAGTAAGAACTTCTGTTAAGTCTGTTTCTGAACAAGTATCTAGTCTAGGTGTAGCTAATGCCAAATCTGTAGCAGCGTCTCCATTAACTGGTGGAATGCCTTTTGTAGCATTTAACACTTTAAAAGCTGGTCTATCTATAGGCTCTACTTTAGCGAGTGCTGCTAAAAGCATTCAAGCCATTAAAGGAGATTCTACATCTGTTCCACCTCCAGCTCCAGATGGAGGTGGTGGAGGAGGAGGAGGTGGAGCGCCAAACTTAGGAACTCCAGAGGAAACAGCAAATATTGACTTTAGCTTCTTAGGAGATGGTGATGTTTCAGAAGTAGGACAGACAGCTCCAGTACAAGCCTATGTAATTGGCTCAGATGTGACCAGCTCACAAGAGGCCAGTCAAGTAATAAAGGACCAAAGCACATTATAATATAAATTTAAAATTAGAACAATGACTGAAATTGTAGAGTTAATTATTGATGAGGAAGAGAATGAGTTTGGAGTAGATGCTATCAGCTTAGTATCTGAACCAGCTATACAAGAGAACTTCCTAGCCTTTAAAAACCAAGAAAAGAGTAAATTTACTTTTGCTGTAGCTGACAAAGAGAGAAGGATCTTAATTGGTCCAGCCTTAATTCCTAATAAGCAGATATTCCGATATGACCAAGAAACGGGTAAGGAGTACTATGTATGGTTTTCTAAAGAAACTGTAAGGAAAGCCTCACAACTCTTTTTACAGAACGACAAACAGCATAACCATACACTAGAACATGAGAAGAATATTGATGGCTTAACTGTAGTAGAGTCCTGGATCAAGGATTCACCTATAGACAAATCTGAGGCTTTTGGTTTTAAAGTACCAGTAGGCTCTTGGATGGTGGCTATAAAAGTTAATGATGATGCCATCTGGAAAGAGCAAGTGAAAAGCGGAAAGACTAAAGGCTTTAGTATAGAGGGATTCTTTGTGAATGCTATGGAGTATAAAAAGCAGAAAAATAAGAAAAAGAAAAAGAAGTACGATAAAGCTCCAAGAAAGATGTCAGCAGATACTGAGATTAATTTGGATGAGATTTATTTTGACCATGAGTACAACTTTACAGAGGACCAGATGAAAGAGCTACACGAGAATGGAGTTTTGTATGCTACTCAGACAGACGAGGATGGTACTAAAATGACTATTAAATTCACTTATAGTCTAGGTGAGATTAGAGATGAGGATGAAGAGGAAAGGCTATGTGAGCAAATTAAAAATATTATTAGAGAGTAGTAAAAGGGAACAAAACAGTATTTCCTACACTATCTAGTAACGAAAAGAGTAAATTAATTAATTCATTTTAAAAAATGTCAATAACAAAACTAGGAAAGATTAAAGCTCTGCTCGGAATGGAGGTGGCTTTAATGGCTGAGGCCAATTTAAAAGACGGAACGCTAATAGGAACAGATGCTGAAGAGTGGACTGTCGGAGTATTAGCTTATGTAGTAACTGAGGAAGGAGATAAGATGCCTTTACCTACTGGAGAGTTTGAACTCGAAGATGGTAGAGTTATGGTTATAGAGGATGGCCAAGTGACTGAAATTAGAGATGCAGTAGTAGTAGAGGAGGAAGTAATAGAGGAGGAAGCTATAGAGGCGTCTGTATCCAAAAAAGAGCTTATCGCAGTTCTTGAGGAATTAAGCAAAGAGTTTGATTCTAAAATGGAGAATTTAGCTAAAGAGCTTTCTGGATCACTAAAGAACTTTTCAGCAGCTAACCCAGTTCACAAAAAAACTATTAACCAAGTGCAAAAAGTAGAATTTGCTAAACCTTTGACTGAGATGAACACAGCAGAGAGAGCCATGTCTATCTTTTCCAAATCTTTAAATAATTAAAAAAATGTCTAAAAAGTATAATTTCGCAGAATCTATTACTAGCTCATACGCTGGTGAATTAGCACAAGCCTATATCTCAGCAGCCTTATTAAGTGGTAAAACACTTTCTGAAGGTCTGATTCAGATAAAAGAAAATGTAAAGTATAAAGGAGTATTAAAAACTCTATCATCTACTGGTTTAATTACAGCACAAGCTTGTGATTTTGTAGACGCTGGTACTGTTACTTTAGCAGAAAGAGTAATTGAGCCTCAAAACCTACAAGTAAACTTAGAGCTTTGTAAGCAGCCATTCAGAGAAGATTGGGAAGCTATGCAAACTGGAGGTTTAAGAGTAGATGCAGTTCTACCACCAAACTTTGAAACTTACCTTTTACTACACGTAGCTGGAAAGATTGGACAAGATGTAGAGAATAACATCTGGCAAGGAGATAAGACTGGAGCTGGAACTTTTGCTAGTTTCGATGGTTTATTTACTCAGTCACAAGTAGGAACTTTTGTACCAGCAGCTCAGAAAGTAACTAATGCTTTAAATCCATTATTACCAGCAGAGGTATTAGCTGTATTTGAATTAATGAAGCTAGAAATACCTACTCAGTTATTGTTTCACCCAGACCTAAGACTTTATGTAAGTCCAGGAGTGGCGAGTGCATACATTCACGCTTTAGGAGCGCAAAACTATCAGTTTGAATCATTCGTAGGTGTTAAGCCGTTAAATTATGATGGAATACAGATAGAGGTAGCTAATGGTATGGCTAATGATGAGATAATGTTATCTCTAAACACAAACTTATTCTTTGGAACTAACCTTAGGGGTGACATGAACGAAGCGAAAGTTTTAGACATGAGTAACTTGGACGGTTCAGATAATGTAAGAGTAGTTTACAGATTTACTGGTGGAACTCAGATAGCTATCGGAGAAGATGTAGTGACTTACAAAAAGTCATAATTATTAACCTTTAAATTTAGAAGATATGCCTTGTACATTATCAAGCGGAAGATTACTTCAATGTAAAGACAAAATAGGAGGGATAAAAACTATTTTTATTGCAAATCACGACTTATTTGCTACTGGTGTAGTAATAGATCCAACTGTACCTAGCTCGGGAGAAATTTCAGCGTTACCAGCACTAACTGTATACAGATATGAGTTATCTCAAGGAGTAGGTGATTTTATTGAAACCATAACAAGCTCTGTTGAGAATGGTACGGTTTTCTGGGAGCAAGTAGTGAATATTTCTCTAATGCAATTAACAGCAGCAGATAGATTGGAGCTTCAAAATGTAGCTCAGACTAGATTAGCTTTGTTTGTTCTGGATAATAATGATAACATCTGGATGGTTGGGCAGTATGACTCGGCTGAGTTAACTGCTGGAACAGCGGCTACTGGAACAGCTAAAGGAGATGCAAATGGATACACTTTAACTTTCACAGCTAGTGAAAAATTACCAGCTAGAAGGTTAGAGAGTTATACAGTTACTCCTTTCGATAATATGGGAACTGTTGTAGTAGCTCCAGCTTATTAGTGATTTAAAAGTGCTAAAATAGCTTTGATTACAAAGTTTAATTAATAACTTAAAAGAGGAGTGGTCAGTTTGATTAACTCCTCTTTTTTTTTAAAATAGAAAGATGCTAAAAGCCAAAGTAGATAATGTTACCCTTTACGGTAAATATGTAGATTTAAAGAACGCTTCACAAAGCACTTTAAAAACGGTTAAGAGGCTTTGTCCAAACTTAATAGGTGAGGTTAAAAAGAAGCAGCCTAAAGTAGTAACAGAGGACAAATCTGAGGAGGTATAATGTTACAGCTCCAGCCAAACACTCCAGGCTATCAGACAGTCAGTTTAACAGTTAACGAAAGACTTAAAAATTGGCCTTTAAAAGCAGATACTTTAGGAGTAATATTTGTTCTAACTGACCAAATGACTCAGAAAGAGTACAAGGTGATGTGCGCTAATAGCATAATAACAGCCACAGATAGATATTGGAATATTTCCATTAATACAGATGGCACTCAAACCAAAGGAGAAGTGACTATTCTAAATGGTGGATATTTCACGTACCTTTGTTATGCTGTAACTAAGCTAATAAGCAATTTAGATTTGACTGATCCAACTCTTGCTCACTTTGTGGAGAGAGGACTATTATTAGTAGGAGAGGCTCAAGATTACTTTACAGAATACGACCAAACCATACCAAATTCAGTAGCATACAATGGCTAAAAGAAGAGCAATAAACAGCAAGACAATTCCTAAACCTACTGATAACTCAGCAGTACATGGAATAGGTTTATCATCTCATTATGATACTGACTTTACAGAGTCTAGTAGTAGAGGTGGATGGGTAAACTATGGAGAAGATAATCTGTACCCAGACTTCTTAATCGGACTAGCTAGAAATAGTGCTGTACACTCAGCTCTAATTAATGGTATTTCTGATATGATATACGGAGAGGGTTTAACTGCTGCTGATAAGGAGGAGAAACCAGACCAATGGCTTCGATTAGGTATGTTTTTAGATACTTTGGATGAGGATGAGATAAAGAAGTGCATAAAGGACTTAAAAGTCTTTAATGGCTTCTATTTGAATGTTATCTATAGTGTGGACAGAACTACTTTTACAGAGATTTATCATGTGCCATTCCAAAAGGTGAGAGCTGGAGAGAATAATGAGGATGGAGTTACAGATAGTTTCTTTTACTCAGAGGACTGGGCCAACTACAGAAAGAAAGAGAACACTCCAATAGAAATAGCCTCTTTTAATCCAGAAAACAAGATGCTTTATCCAAATCAGCTCTTTGCTGTGAAAGGGTATAGTGTAGGAGATAAGACTTACCCAAAGCCAGACTATCTAGGAGCTATAAACTACATAGAGTTAGATAAAGAAATAGCTATCTATCATCTGAATAACATTAAGAACGGACTAGCTCCAAGCTTTCTGATAAATTTCAATAATGGAGTACCGGGAATAGAGAAGAGAAACCAGATTAAGCAAACCATTAAAAAGGAACTAAGTGGTACTGGGAACGCTGGTAAGTTTGTTATGACCTTTTCAGATGGAAAGGACAGAGCGCCAGATATGACTCCGTTTCCTTTAAGTGATGCTGATAAACAATACCAATTTTTAAGTGAAGAGGTAACTAAAAAAATTATGATAGGTCACAGAGTTACGAGTCCTATGCTCTTTGGTGTAAAGGATAGCTCTGGATTTGGAAATAATGCGGATGAGCTAAGAACTAGCTTTGAATTATTTGAGGCCACAGTAGTACAGCCTTATCAGCTTATAGTGTTAAAGGCTTTAAATAAACTATTAGGAGAGGTAGGAATCAATTTAGACCTTTACTTTGAGTCTATGAAGCCTATCACTATTATTAAAGATGATGGTCCAATTTTAGAGGAGAATGAGATAAGCTCACAACAGAATTTAAGCTCTTGCTGTGGTTCAGATAAAATGAACTTTGGAAAGGAGGTAGAAAGCAAAGATGATAAGTACATTCCAAACAAGGAGGAGGAGAAAGCAGCTTTAGATTATATGAAGTCTATAGGAGAGGATAAGGTGGAGTTTGAAAAAGACTGGATGCTTATAGATG